TTAATAGCATTTTGAAGGTTTCTTACATATTTATAACAAAACATTAATCAAATCTAAAAATGGCAGAAACATTAATATCTCCGGGTGTATTAGCGTTAGAAAATGACAATTCTTTCGTTTCATCGCAACCAATTACCGTTGGAGCAGCTATCATTGGCCCAACAGTAAAAGGTCCTGTTGAAACTCCAACAGTTGTTCGCTCATATAGCGATTATCAAAACAAATTTGGTACAACTTTTTTAAGTGCTAGTCAAGTTTATACGTATTTTACTTCAATTGCAGCTTTTAACTACTTTAACAATGGTGGTCAAACATTATTAGTAACAAGAGTAGTAAGTGGTACATTTAACCCAGCATTTACTTCAGGTTCAGTAGTAAATGGATCATCTATCCTAAATTCAGCTTCATTAGCTCCAGCTTTAGTATTAACTACTTTATCTGAAGGTGGTATTATGAATAGTTTTGGTCCATTAGATCAATCAGGTTCATTAGCTTCAGGTTCAGCAGATAACATCAGATGGCAAATTACAAATCCAGATTCAGCAGCAGGTACATTTAACTTATTGATCCGTCAAGGTGATGATAACGCAAATACTCCTATTGTATTAGAAACTTGGACTAACTTGTCAATGGACCCAACAGCTCCAAACTATGTAGCTAGATTAATTGGTGATCAATATAGAGCATATGATTCAAATGATAATCAAATTGTAGTAAACGGAACTTATCCTAATAATTCAAGATATGTTTATGTATCTAGTGTTTTAACTCCAACTCCATTATATTTTGATAATAACGGACAAGCTAAACCAGCATTTACAGGTTCATTACCTGTAGCAGCAAGTGGTTCATTTACAGGAGCTGATGGTTCATTAGCAACAGGTGTAAATGCAAAATATTATGATGCAATTATCTCAGGAGTAGCAAATACTCAAGGTTTAACAGGTTCAGATTATACTAACATGATTAACTTGTTAGGTAATGCTGATGATTATAGATACAATGTATTAATCACACCAGGTTTATTTGCTGCAGAAGCTAAAATTGGTGCTTCACAAGTAACAACTGCAATTAACAATACACAAAATAGAGGTGATAATATTTACGTAGTAGATTTAGTACCTTATAGCTCAAGTATTAATACAGTAACAGGTCAAGCAAATGCTAAAAATACTTCATACGCTGCAACATATTGGCCTTGGGTTCAAACAATTGATCCAGATTCTGCTCAATTAGTTTGGGTACCAGCTTCTACAGTAGTAGCAGGTGTTTATGCTTATAATGATAACGTATCAGAACCTTGGTTCGCACCAGCAGGTATCAACAGAGGTGGATTAAGTACAGTAGTTAGAGCTGAGAAAAAATTATCTCAAGCAAACCGCGATACTTTATATCAAAACAAAGTTAATCCAATTGCTTCATTCCCAGGAACAGGTATCGTAGTATACGGACAAAAAACATTACAAACTAAAGCATCAGCATTAGATAGAGTAAATGTTCGTAGATTATTAATTTCTCTTAAGTCTTACATTTCTCAAGTAGCTCAAAACTTAGTGTTTGAACAAAACAGTATTGCTACAAGAAACCAATTCTTAAGTCAAGTTAATCCATACTTAGAATCAGTACAACAAAGACAAGGTTTGTATGCTTTCAAAGTAATCATGGATGATTCAAACAACACCGCTGACGTAATCGACAGAAACCAGATGGTAGGTCAAATTTATATTCAACCTACAAGAACAGCAGAATTCATTTACTTGGATTTCAACATCTTACCAACTGGAGCAGTTTTCCCAGCGTAATTTTTTAAAATATAGATATTTATAACAAAAATAATAAATAAGCAAAATGGCAGTATTAGATCCAAACGAAATATTTTTCACAGCATTTGAACCAAAACAGGCGAACCGCTTCATCATGTACATTGATGGCATCCCTGCTTATGAAATCAAAGGTGTAGGTGCAGTGACATTAACTCAAGGTACAGTAGCTTTAAATCACATCAACGTTCAACGTTTTGTGAAAGGTAAAACAACTTGGGGCACTATCCAATTTACATTATTTGATCCTATCACACCTTCAGGTGCGCAGGCAGTAATGGAATGGGTACGTTTACACCACGAATCCGTAACAGGTAGAGATGGTTATAGTGATTTCTATAAGAAAGACTTAACATTCGACGTATTAGGACCAGTAGGTGATATCGTTTCAGAATGGATTATTAAAGGTGCGTTAATTACTGAATCAAACTTTGGTGATTACAACTGGGATACTGATAGTACAGCTGTTAATATTACAATGACAGTTCAACCAGATTACTGTGTATTGAACTTCTAATAAAATCAAAATTAAAATTAAAAAAAGCTCGCATTTTTTGCGAGCTTCTTTTTTTCTCATATATTTATATACGACAACAAAGTTATAATAAATAAAAATTATGGAAGAAAACAAATTTAAATTACCTACAGAAACTGTAGAATTACCATCTAAAGGTAAATTTTATCTAGAGGGAAGTGCTCTCCGAGAAGGTAAAATTGAAATGAAATATATGACCGCTAAGGAAGAAGATATTTTAACTAACCAAAATTATATCAGACAAGGTACAGTAATTGATAAATTACTCCAATCATTAATTATTACTAAGATTAATTATGGTGATTTGTTAATAGGTGATAAAAATGCTATTATGTTAGCTGCACGTGTTTTATCATATGGAGCATCGTATGAATTTGAATATGATGGTGTTAATCAAAATATAGATCTAAGTAAATTAGAACCAAAATCACATCACCCAGATTACACAAAAGCTGATTCAAATGAATTTAGTTTTATACTTCCTCATACTCAAAATACAGTTACTTTTAAACTTTTAACTCATAGTGATGAAAGAAAAATTGATGAAGAAATAAAAGGACTTCAAAAAATTAATAAAGATTCAACAAGTGAAGTTACTGTAAGATTAGCTCATATTATTACATCAGTTAATGGTTCTTCTGATAAAAAAGATATTCGTGAATTTGTTAATAATTATTTTTTAGCTAAAGATGCTAGAGCATTTCGTTCATATTATAACGAAGTATCCCCAGATATAGATGTAAAAATTACTCTTACAAATTCAGAAGGTATAGAGGAGGATACTGATTTACCAATCGGGATTAACTTTTTTTGGCCTGACGCCTAATTATAGATTATCAGTTTTTAATCAAATACATGAAATAGTATTTCACGGTAAAGGTGGTTATACATGGGAAACTATATATAATATGCCTATTTGGTTAAGAAATTTTACATTTAACAAAATAAATGAATTCTATGAGAATTCTAATGATCAAAATAAATCAGATGTAGTTCAAGAATCGATTAATACATTAAGATCTGCAGGAACTGCAAAACCTATAACACCCCCCTCTTATATTACGAAGGCATCTAAAAAATGATACCTTCTAATATTTATAATAAAACATTTAATTAATGGCTAAAAAAGTAGGAGAATTAGACGAAAAACAAATTCAAAAAATTAGGGGAGAGGCGCTTGGTTTAGTTAATGATTTAGCTAGTGTTAGTAATAAAATTAATGAAAACCTAGAAACAGTTTCTAAATTAACTGGAGAAAGTGCAGACGCATTTAAAGAAAATTTTAATGCTGCTAAGGCATTAAGTGATGTTATTTCTAAAGTTGATTCTAAAACATTAGCTTCTAAAAAACAACAAGTTGCATTTCAAGATAAAATTCGTAAAGCTACAGAAGAAGCTACTAAATTAGAAGCTAAAGCAACTCGATTAAGACTCGAATCTGTTAATTTTACTAAAGAAGAAGCAAAAGCAGCATATCAAGTAGCTAGATATTATGAGGATGGTGCTGAAAAATTACGTGATCAAGCTAGACTTGCCGAAAAAATCACAGACCAATTTGAAAAATTAAATAATCAAACTAAATTTTTTGATGGAATGGCTGATCTTACTAAAGATATCCCCGTCATTAGTAATGTATTAAAAGATTTTCAAAAAGCATCTGATAAAGCACGTGAAGCAGCTTCAGAAGGTGGTAGTGCTTTTAAAGCTGGAGCTAAAGAATTAGCAGGTTTAGGTTTAAAAGGTTTAGGTGCTTTAGGAGTTGGATTTGCTATAAAGGGAGTTATTGATTTTGATGAACGTACAACTTCATTAGCTAGAAATTTAAATCTTAGTAAAAAAGAAGCTAATGATTTAGATAATGAATTTATCAATTTATCTAAATCGTTAGGTAGAAATTCTTTTACTGCTAAAGAGTTAGAACAATATACAGTAGGTTTTGCCCAAAGTATGGGTGCTGTTGGAAAATTAGCACCTAATCTTACAGAAGAAATAGCATTACAACAAAAATTTCTAGGATTATCAGCTGATGAATCTAATAAATTTGCTAAATTTACATTAGCAACAGGTAAAGATGCTAAAAAATTAGGTAATGATATACGAGGTAGAGTTGTATTAAGTAATGCTTTGAACAAAACAGCAATTGATTATAAAACTATTACTAAAGATGTTGCTAATGCTAGTGCTGCTGTAAAATTATCTACTGAAGGAACAGGAAAAAATCTAGCTCAAGCAGCTATTGAATCTAAAAAACTTGGTTTATCTTTAGATCAAGTTGATAAAATAGCAGACAGTTTATTAAATTTTGAATCTTCCATTCAATCAGAAATGGAAGCTGAATTATTAACAGGTCAAGAATTAAATTTAGAAGAAGCTAGAAGATTAGCTTTAAATAATGATTTAGTTGGTTTATCTAAAGAAATAGGAAAAAATCAAAAAGTAATAAATACATTTACTACTAGTAATAGAATTACTCAAGAAGCTATTGCTAAATCCTTAGGGATGAGTAGAGAAGAAATGGCTGAAATGATTTTAGAGCAAAAAGCATTAAAAACCTTTGGTGCTGCTAATGCCTCAGAATTAGATAAAGCCGTAAAAAAAGAATACGAACAAGTTAAATTACTAGAAAAACAAGGTAAATTTGCTGAAGCTGAAGTAATAAGACAAAGAATTATTAATAAATTAGGTAGTGATGAAAAAATTAATCAATTAGATAATAAAAGTTTAGCAGAAATGCAAGCTTTAGCAGCCCAAAAAACAGTTGAAGCTTTTACAATATTAACACCTTTATTAGAAAAAGTTAAAAAGATTTTTGAAATTATTAGCGCTAACGCAAAAACAACAGCTAATATTTTAGGAGTTATAGGAGGTTTACTTTTATTTGATAAATTTTTTAAATTAGCAAAAGTATTTAAAGGACTAGTAAATGGTGCTAAAAGTATAGCTAAATTTTTAGGTATTGGAGCTAAATCATCCGAAAAAGTAACAGCCGCTGTTATGAAAACAGGTGGCAATAAAATATATGGTGCTGCAGCAAAAGCTGCAGTAAAGGCAGGAACAGCAACAGTAGCAAAAGTAGCTACTAAAGAAGGAACTAAAATAGCAGGTAAAGAAGGAACTAAAATGGCAGCTAAAGCTGGTGGTAAATTAGTTGGTAAAAGTCTTCTTAAAAGAATTCCTATTTTAGGTTCATTAGTAGGATTAGGATTTGCTATTGATAGAATTGCTAAAGGTGATTTTGCTGGAGCAGCTATGGAAGTTGGGTCGGCAGGTTTAGGTTTATTAGACTTAGTAGCACCCGGAGTAGGAACAGGTTTATCATTAGCAGCTGATTTAGCTATTGCTGGTCGTGATATGAAAAAATCAGGAACAATCACACCAGGAGAATCAAAACCCGCTAAACCTATGGCTACTGGGGGCATTGTTACAGGTCCTACACGAGCATTAGTTGGTGAAGCAGGTCCTGAAGCAGTAATTCCACTTGATAAATTATACGCTAAATTTGACCAACTTATAAAAGCTACACACCAAGGAAAAGATGTAAGTTTAAATTTAAGTGGTTTTAGAGTTCAATAATCTTAATATTTATAATAAAATAACACAACAATGGCACTATTAGATAAATTAACAACCGCAGGTTCAGTATTAACTGATTTAGATGGTAAAACACCTAAAGCATATGAGGGTATTTCTAACTACGAAAAAGATTTAGCTACTTCACAATTAGATTTAGGTGGTAAACAACCTCTTAAATATGATGGTGTTTCTAACTACGAAAAAGTTTTAGCTACCTCTCAATTAGATTTAGACGGAAAAACACCAGTTAAATACTCGGATAACCTACCTAGATAATGGGGTTAATTGACTTAAAGACTGATCTTAAGTCCCTAAGATATGGGAAGGATACCCTTGGTGGAGGGTATAGTGGCCAACCTTATATTCAAACATCAATACCTGATAGCTTCAATGATTTAGGAGCAAGTGAAGATTTTATCTTACGAGGTGGTATAAGTGCTGTAAGAGATTCTCTTACAGACATTAAACGTTTAGGTAAAATGTTTATTGATACAAAGTCGCCTAACGGTTTACTTTTTATTGCTAAACAACAATTATTATCCCGTACAGCAGTTCGTACACAAACAAGTGGTCGTACATTAAATGAAGGTGTATATTCTCCATTAAATACATTAGCACAAGCCGGTCTAGTAGCGTTTGGTGGTCATTTAAGTAAACAAGGCCTTAATCCATTCGCTGAAACTGGAATAGATGCTACAAACGATGCTTTATATGATTATAAAGTTAAATCAACTCAACCATTGGCTGACAACAGATTAGTTAAACTATATAATTTAACTAGTAATAAGGAAAATGGAAAAAAAGAAGACGGAATTACTTTTAACCCAGGTATTGAGGGGAATAGTAGTAATGTTATGATTTATACTGGTGGTCCTGGTTCTATATTAGGAGTAGGAAACACAGCTATAAGATATTCAAAATTATCTCAAACCCCATTAACTAAATCTCCATTTCTATCTAATTTTACAACAACCCCTAATACATTAGGACAAAATAATTGGGCTTTTAGTTCTAAATTAATTGAACAACAACCAGATACTACAGCTTTAAATGGTGCTTCAAATCCTACAATTAAGGATTTTAGACAAATATTAAGAGCTAGTTTAGGTGAAACAAATAGTAAAATAGCTGCAGATAGTGGTGCAACACCTTATTCTCAAGACTACAGTATTGGTGGTGCTGCTAACTTTACTCAACGAGTAAATATTGGAGACCCAGGACAACGAGGAAACAATAACTATGCAGATTATGAATTAGGAGTTCTTAATAAACAGGAAAAGTCAGCATATAGTAATGTTAGTTTAAAAGATATAGGTGATAGCCCATCTACTTTACGAGGAGGTGCTCCAACAGATCAATTTGGTTTAGATAAAATAAATTCTTTACCAATTTATAGAAGTGAAAATGTATCTAAAGATGATATAGTAAATGATTTTGTAAAATTTAGAATTGCTGTTATTGATAATGATGATCCTGCTTATAAAACATTTATGCATTTTAGAGCATTTTTAGGACCCATATCAGATTCTTATAATGCTACTTGGAATGGATTTAATTATTTAGGAAGAGGTGAACAATTCTTTACTTATGGTGGGTTTACCAGAACAATTTCATTATCGTGGACAGTTGCTGCTCAATCAAAGCAAGAACTTATCCCAATGTATAAAAAATTAAATTTCCTTGCCTCAACATTAGCCCCAGACTATAGTCCTAACGGTTATATGAGAGGTAATTTAGTACAATTAACAATTGGTGGTTATTTATATGAACAACCTGGTTTTATAACTGGATTAACATACGAAATGGGTGAAGAAAGTCCATGGGAAATAGGAATTGGTACAAAATATGGTACAGGAGATGGAACAGTAAAAGAATTAACTCAAATTATTAAAGTTACAGGATTTAACTTTACACCAATTCAAAACTTTATCCCAAGACTTCAAAATAATTCATTTGGAAATGATGGTGAAGGATTTGCTTCATCATATGGACAAGAAAGATTTATAGCATTAGCAAATGGCCCTGATGATAAAAATAGTAACTACAATTATTCAGATACTACACCACCAACCCCTATTAATCCTATTCAACCTACTACTATTGCAACTCCAGCCCCATCAAATGAATTAAGACTTGTAAATCCAGTTTAATAAATGAATAGATATCAAAACATACCAAAAACAAAAATTAATGGAAATCTTGTTTACCAAACATCAAGATATCCTGAGGTACAATTATCTGTAAATGACATTTATGTTTATACAACACAAGGTGATAGGTTTGATATTTTAGCTCAACAATATTATAA